ATATATTCATCAAATGGAACCACTTGGACAGCTACAGGCGTTCTGAATTCGAATGCACCTGCAAGCATGGTATATGGAACGAATTTTGTCATGGTAGGTGCTAGTGGCGCTGTGAATAATTCTACAGATGGAATTCATTGGACTACACGATGCCCAAATGCTACAGCTCTTGTGTATGGTACTAAAATCGTCTCAGGTCAAAGCTTAGATCTTTGCACATCGACTGATGGTGTGACTTATTCTGCAAGCGTATCACCTGCCACAAACAACATACTTGCCTTGACTTATGGCTCTGTATATGTATATGGAGGGAACGCAGGAATACTAGGAACCTCTACTGATGGTATAACCTGGACAGCACGGACAAGTGGCACTGCCTCGAACATAAACGCTCTTACATTTGGTAATTCACTCTATGTGTATGCCGGTGCAGGTGGTGTGGCTGCTAGCTCAACCGATGGTATAACCTGGACAGCACGGACAAGTAATACATCATCAGCACTCAACGGACTGATTTATGGAACATCATATGTTGCAGGAGGTGCTGGCGGTGTTATCACAAGCTCGACCGATGCTATCACATGGACAGTACGTACAAGTGGCACTTCGTCAATAATTAACGCATTGACGTATGGAACTGTGCATGTATATGGCGGCGCAGGAGGTGTTCTAGCAACATCTACGGACGGCACCACATGGACAGCGAGAACTAGCCATACGACATCTGCCATTCAGTCTCTTACATTTGGTAATTCTACCTATGTGTATGGAGGCGTAGGTGGAGTAATCGCGAGCTCTACTGATGCCATTACCTGGACAGTGCGCACAAGCAATACAACTACGACTGTTTCATCGTTAACATATAATGGTTCTGTATTTGTTGCTGGAGGCTTTGGCTTATCGATAACATCTACCGATGGTACGACTTGGGCCCCATATGCAGGTTCATTTACAACCAGCAACTTAAATACCGTAACTTATGGTAATGGCTTGTATGTAGCGGCGGGGATTGGTGGCGCTTTGGGAAGCTCTACAGATGGTCTTACTTGGACCTCAAGAACATCAAATACCTCTTCGAACATTGATGGTCTAGCCTATGGTGCAGGAGTTTATAGCTATTGTGGTGCAGGTGGTGTGGTTGCCAGTTCAACCGATGCCATTACATGGACCGTGAGAACTTCTGCGACTACAACCGCACTCACTAACTTGGTTTATGGCACACAATTTGTTGCTTATGGCACAAATGTCATCGCGACATCTACTGATGGCACAACTTGGACTTCGACTGCTGCAAGCTTAGGAACGCTGAGCCAATTTCAACAACTTACGTATGGAAATGGTATATATGTGGCAGTGAATAACGCCAACGGCATATTTACCTCTACCAACGGTACCTCCTTTGTATCACAAAATAATGGAGGAAACGCATCAAACGGTGCTATTACCTCAGGTAACGGATTATTTGTGATAACTGGTAGCGGTGTAACCACCGCAAGTAACACATATGGATACAATCCTGCAACGCAATTCCAAGTTCCTCATGACAATAATTTGGCTATTGTGACAGAATTGACAGGACCTACGCAAGGCAACTTCCCTAGGTCGTTATTCATAAAGGCTTTGAATTGATGAAATTGATGATCGCCACCCCTGCCTTTTCAGGGAAGGTCAATGTGTCCTATGCTTTGTCATTATCTGATACCGTGCTGCTTCTAGCGCAGCACAATATTCAGGTGGAAATATGTATTCATAGCTCAGGATCCCTTCTTGTAGCCGAAAGAAATAGGCTTAACAAGGCTTTCCTGAAATCTGATTGCACTCATATGCTATGCATTGATTCTGACATAGCTTGGCCGCCAAGGGCTGTTTTAGCTATGCTAAATTATGACCTTGATTTTGTCGGAGGTTGCTATCCTGCCCGAGGTGAAAAGATTTTTCTCTTCAGGCCAGTCTACAATCCTGATCGTTCTGTAGTAGTTAGCGAAAAAAAACTGGTTAAGATGAATTATATCCCAGCTGGGTTTTTGCTCATGAAGCGCTGTGTGCTCGAGAAGATGCATGAGCATTTCAAAGAAGACTATTTTAAGCCAAAAGATCCTAAATATGAAAAGGATGATGGCTTTTGTCTTTTCAATACAGAAGTGCGAGATGGTGAGTTTTGGGGTGAGGACTTTGTCTTCTGCCGTAAAGTTCGCGAAGCAGGCTTCGATATTTGGGTTGATCCTTTAATAGAATTTGATCATGATGGGTTACGAGGCATGCTCATGAATTGCCTCACTAATGAGCCGGAGAAAAAAATGGAGTAGTTATGACAAGCAAACTCACTTTGAAGGATTACCTGCTTGTCTCTTCAGAAGAAGAGACCTCAGATGATGATATTGAAGAAGTTTTCATCAAAACGAAACAAAAGCTCGAAGAGCAAAACCCACCAACAAAAGTAGTTTTAGTAGAGGAATTCGTAAGGAGCGATCCCATCCCAATTCCTCTGAAGAGACACAAAAACTTCACAAACTTGCCAATCAAGAATCTGGAGATAGCTCAAAACATCAAAGTGCTCTCTGATAAAAAGATCGTGAAAGAGGAGCTAAAGAAATGAACCAAAGAAAGTTTTTTGCGATCATTTTGGCACTCATTATGATCTTCGTCTTGTCTTTTTTTTTTACTTCCTGTACAATCAATATCAGTCTAACCGATACACACGGCAGTGCGACGGATGTAGGTGACACAAAGCCAACTACCGAAGTGCAAACTGATCCCGAAGCAATAGCATCTGCGGTATCTCCTGTATCTAGTGTAGTATCAAAACTTGTGGGGTCGAAATGAAGTGTCTATTCTTTTTATCATTCTTATTGGTTGCGCAATCATGTTCATTAAATCTCAGGAAGACAGCAACCGGCGCTGAGGTAGTTGATATTCGCCTCCCAAATGAATCAATTAGCTTCGAGATACCTGAAGAAACCGCCCAAACGAAGAGTAGCCAGATGAAGACGAATATAGCAAAATAATATCTCTCTCTATTCATTTGAGCTTTTTTTGGTCATAGCTTGTTTCCAAAGCGCTATCATCTTTTCCATATCAACTCTAACCTCACCGTTGTAATGAATCTCAAGTTTATCGATATGTCGAGCATTCCATTTTGCAGGCCCAGATCCCACTCCTATCTTATCAAAGCCCTTACCAAATGCCCATTCGCAAAAACAATCACTTTGATCATAATCCCCTTCAAATAAGATTACGACATAAGACCTCATGTTATTTACAGTCATTTGACCTCCTTTGTTAAGGAGCTTTTTTCTGCTCCTCATATATTTTATAGGAGCTATAAATGTAGTCTACTTTTTCGCAGGCTTTCCCGCAATGTACACAATGGTCGGTCTCTACATTCTCAGTATCGCATCGAGCACAGAACCAACTTGGGTAATTTATGATCTCTTCAGAGCTCCTCACATGATATGAAGAGCGCTCATCGAATCCGTCAGTCAAGTATAAAAAGACCCAGGGAGCGATCCCTCCAAGAGTCAGTAAAGATAAAATCAAACAACGCATAATGCACCTCCATGTATATCGTCGGATCTAGGATTCGAACCTAGGACATCAAAATTAACAGTTTTGCGCTCTAACCAACTGAGCTAATCCGACCGATCTTTAATTAAAAACAGGACCAGGCCACCAATAAATATCCTCATTGGGCTCTAATTTGTCTGATGATTTACCAAAGCATATATGAAATTCATCGTCACTAACTTTGTATAAAAAACAACATCCCAAAATTTTGTGAAAGGCCAGATAAACTTTTTCATCTGGCGGTAACTGGTCTTTAATGTGTATCAGCTTCATTTCCATATACTCACCCACTTGATGCACAAGGATAAGTGTATTCTGAGCCGCACATAAGCCTATGCCGAATGTATTGCTCCATGCTGATTATATCTCGTATCTCGGATATAATTTCATTGTCTTTTTCGAACCTAAATTCAAGCTCATCGAGCATCCTCTCGAGCTTAATCAGGTCATCATTGAGCCGCATTACTTTGCGCTTGATCTTTTTCTCATTCTGCTTCCAGATAGGTTTTTTGTGCAGCTCCTTTTTGTCAATATTGGCACCCACTATCATCGGTATGGTCAATGCGATTGCGATAATTAATTTTCTCATTTTTCAGTTTCCTTTTCTCTGAGTTTTTCTTTTGCTTTCTGCATATAATCATGCAATGCAGAGCGTATAAACTGCGCCTTACTCACTCTAGATTGTGCTGCCAAAACTCCAAGCTCATAGCTGAATTCAGGCTCGACATACACCACCATTCTCTTTTTACCAGCTGCCCATGTCATGAATAGGTTCCTTTGTGTTAATCAGTTCCTCGGGGAACATTTGATATGGCATCTCTTGCCCATATGACTTGACAAGGAGTCGTCTCTTGTTAAAAATTGATATGTCAAATTTTACGAAAAGAGCCTCCCCTTTCTTGTGCCTCATGCTCTTCAATATGAGGTCATCCATTCCATCGACGGCTTCGATGAATTTGACCACTAGCTCGTTTCGAAGCTCATCGAATCTCGTCCACTCATCTTCCTCAGCCATTTCATGACCTCCATGTAGTGCTAGTGAGTATAGTGCTATTGATGCATTTCGCACAAGAGAAAAATGCAGATTATTTTTCCTCCTTTGGGTAACGCCTATTCCATTTCTTTTGGCTCACCACTTGAGGATCCTCATCATACTCCTCGTCCTCATCCACACCAGGTCCTGAAGCGCCACAAAAGCACATAACAGCATATCCATAGGGCTCGCTTTGCATATACACTTCCTTATTGCCGCAAAATGGACATGGCTTAAGTCGAAGGCTCCTCATTGTTTTTCTCCTCTGTCTTTTCTTTGATAGCTTTCTCCATTTCCGTTTTCACGAATTCAAGGAAATAATCAACATTGTCCTTGACTATTTTGAGGTCAGGACAAGAGTGTGCCAAAACTGTCAAAGTTGTGCAGAGAAAAAGTCTCATATGAACCTCATCGGGATCGCTATAACGAGCGGCCTCTTTTTCTAAAACATTTAGAATTCTCAAAACAGAATCCTGCACGTTACTTTCATTGCATTCTAGCTTTTTTAAGGCAGGTGCATATTTATTTGGTTTCACTTTTAACCTCTTTTTCAATAAGAATTGGAAATTTAACGGGATTTTTTTTGCATAGAATGCGATTCATAATAAAGTCGGGAGCGGTCTTGAGAAGTATATCAAAGAATTGTCTTTTCTCATCTTCATCAATAAAATTCACTAATGGATATCGCGTGTGCTTGTTTTTGATGTTATCATATCCAGGTTTATTGGGCAATTTGATGTGCCACATGTCGTTCTTGTATGTGACACAAACTCCCAGAATCTCGATGCGATACTCTGGGAGTTTCACTCTCATGGTGCCATGCATAAAATCCCTCTGCTTATCCCAAACAGTGGGGTAAAACTCTATAATTTCTAGCTTCATTCACAATCCTTGATTACGTAATTAATTCGGTTTAAAATAAATAAATGGCCTATTAGTTTCTTCTTTGCTTGTAACTTCGGCTTCTTTTTTTGACGATTCGTAATTATTTTTCAATATATCAGCTATTTTATATTCTTTGTGTGCTTCTTTATCGGCAATTTTTCGTGCGTTATATAAAACCTCTAAAACTGCATTTAATTGAGATTTTGCTTGCACAAGTCTATGCATGAGATGTCTTGCATAGGTTTCCCAATCTTCTTGAGTTTTTACCCATTTAGGAGGCACCGAATTTAGATTACGAAACATATCGTCCTCTCTCTCGTCTAGTAAATTTTGTTCTTCTTCGGATAATTCCATAAAATAATCATTCATAAATTCCATTTCCAAATTCCTCTTTTTGTTCATTTGTTAAAACTTTTTTTCCATTGATTTAAAACTGCACTAAATTGCTCGCAAGGCATATCATAGACTAGGCACTCAGTTTTGCTTCCTCTGAAAAAGTAGACTTTGTCGCTTTCGGCGGCAATGCTTTTTTGGCCTCGGTCCTTAGGCGACATTGCGAATACTTCATTTTCTAATTGTTTTGCCTCCAGTTGATTTTTCATCATTTCCGGTATGGATACACCACCTTTACTTTTTTGGCCAATCCCAGGTCCATTAGGATTCGAAATTTTGGCCTTCTTGGAATCCGACATTCGATTGTAATAAGTTTCCATGGCTTTGGGATAATTGGCATAGCCTTGGGTGCGACTGGTCATGCAATAGGCATTTACGTCATCTATGAGCCGTTTGACCATGGGCTTGCCCCATTTTGTGATCATTTCGGCATGTTCTGGATCCTTGAGCTTGACATACTCGCCATAAGGTTTTGTTTGTTCTGAAGGATTAATTGAAGGAAGCGCCTCGCGCGTCTCTCTCTCTATATTCTTAATGGGTTCTTCTTTATGCTCGTTTGGCGAGGTACCCTCCCTCGCCACGCGAGGTACCCCTCCCCCGTTTGGCGAGGTACCCCTATTCGTTCTGTAATGATCTCCATTAATTCTCCAAATATCGACTATTTTTATTAAATTTGAATCTTTACTACCATCGGGTTTATTTCTATGAATAATTTCTATCAAACATCCTTTAATAAATAAATCCTTTGTACTAAGTTCCTGTAAGCATTGCCTCAATGTTGTAATTCCAATACCAATCCTATGAGCTAAATGTTTCATGGTCATCCAACATCGACCAGCTTCTCCTGTGATTCGCTTGATATGAAAATAAACAGCAAGCTGAATCGGATTTAAAATTTCTCCAATAATATTTGGAATCTCGGTGCGGAAGTGATGATCTGGATGTTCTTGTACGAACTCTGCGTTTTCTTCAGACATAAAATGCCTTGGCAACATGGTGTAGAAACCATGCATCATCAAGACATTCTTTCTGCTTGCAGCAATTGAGTTTTATGCTACAATGGTGAACGTCTTGATGACGCATATTCGAGCTACCCCTTCCACAAAACAAAAGGGTAGCTCGTTCACTTTTCGACTGTAAACTTGACTTTATTTTTCAGCCACTACTTTCTTTTTCGATCTCAATTTTCCAGCTCACACTAGACTCTCGACGGTATTTTTCTAAGTCAACACCTATCAATTCAGGCACTTTTGAGTAGTCAACTAGCCCCTTTCTTTTTGACATTTTGACTCTCACGCCATCCCACCTGACATTCCTGCTACCAGCTAACTCAATCATCACATTCTGAGTACGCTCAAGAGCTTCCATTCGAGTCTTGAGCATAGCCTGAGCCTCTTTCACAGCCGCCCATTCGCGCTTGTAAATTCCATTGAGATCAGCAAGCTTTGGCTCCTCTGCAAACTCGTCCTCAGATAGTTCTGGAGGCTGCATAATAAGCAGTCGCTCGTAAAATTCGAGCTCCTTCTTAACCATATCTGCAATGTACTCATCGTTCCTGACGCACCTGATGCTGTATATCTCATCGAAAAGCTTGTCATAAACGTCATACATCACATACTCCACCTCGGCACACTTGATCTGGTGCTGAAGCTGTGGATAGTAATGCTTAGGGATAATGCCCCGCCTAGCTAAATCTAGATCGGTACTTCCTGGCGTCTTGATCTCGTGTATCTCCCCACCTTCGGTCATCCCATCTAGACTAGCGATCATCCACGGATACTGATTGCTTTCAATTACACATGGTGCTAGCATAACACCGTACTTTAGCCTCATGCATTCTCTAGCTAGGCTTTCGGACTCTTTCCCATTTCGCATAGCTGGCGTCACTGGATTGATTCGTAAGCCTACTTTTTCCTCATATACACTCTTTGCAGTGCCCCACGGGGATACTCCCATGATCTTAGGGGCATCGCTCGCACCAATACGCATGGCGCGATATTCATGCCATTCAGGCGTGTCCTGCTCTAAGTTGATTTTTTTGTAGGACAATTGAGCCTCCGTAAATATTCGTTATCAAACTTCTCTTTAATAATTATATTGGCGAGAATGTGGGCTAATTCACGCAACTTCTCTTCATTAGTGCGGAACATCTCAAGATGCTCGCGCCACTTCTCCTCCACTAACTGGAGTATGTAACTTGAATTTGTCATACTAAAAACTCCCTCTGAATCTCTTCTTGCTCTTTGATACCAGCAATTTTATCACCTCTCAAAATTGCTTCTCGACGTATAATTTCTCTATAAAGATTATCGTCTAAATCGTCTACAGTTTTGTCTTTTCCAAGTGAATTGATTGCGTTCTGTACTAGCTTGGGAAATTCTTTTTGTATTTCCAGCACCTTTGCTTTTTGTGTAGCAGTGAGAACGGTCTTAAAATAACCTTGAGGTTTTGATGTCGCTTGTTGCGATACCTGATTCTTGACCACTTGAGCCTCTCCTTCATTAGCGTCATCATCCTCATCGCCGGCAATGCATCCGGTAATTGCTGAATATGCGTAACGTCTAAAGTAAGTCAAAGCGCTACCGAACCCTTGAGGAGTCTGCTTCTCGGCAAATATAGGCAACTCCCCCTTGATCCATTGCCCACTAGAATGCGTCAATGTGGTAATGAGGATTAATGTGCCAACCTCATTTATGTAGGTAGTTTGGCATACTGCTAGGCCATGTTTAGACAAGATCTCTCTCGATGCGCTGACTAAGCCGCCCATATCGGTATATTCTGACTTGAAGAAAGGATTCTTTCTATTAGCAGGGACGAGTCTCATCTCCCCCTGAGCTTTTGATAAAGCCGTAAAAAGCTCGCTTACACTATCTGACATGATATTCATTTCACACCTCCTAAACACATTTTCTCGACTGATTCTTCGACATCGATGATTTTGAGCAAAACCTTTTGCCGTGCTTCATATCTCGATGCAATATCATCGGAATGCACTACTATTTCTTTGAGAGCTGTGACATATAGGTCATCTAATCGCATTCTTAGCTCACCTTTGATCATTTTCAGCTCGTCACGAAAATGGTGCGATGTCTTTACCAGCTCTTTTTCTAAATGCTTGGCGTAGGTGCAATCTTCGATATGCTCCATTCCGCAGGTTTCATCGTAGTGGACTTTACACATTTTTTGCCTCCTGGCTATATCTTAAGAGCTTTATTGCTCTATTTCCTTTTATCTTACGATACCGCGCTATTTTTACGCAACAGAAAATATGCGCGATAGCGAAAAAAATACATCGACTAAAAAAAGAGCGTCATGTAAAATATGGCCCGAGAGTGCATTTAAAGGATAAATTTATGGATCTTAGAGAGTTTTTGTTCCGTACCCGAATGACCCAGCGTAAATTTGCTAAAGTACTGAGAATCACCGACACCTATCTTCGAGATATCATGAAAGGAAGGCATCGAGCAAGCCTTAGGTTAGCCGAAGACATTCAAAGGCATACGGAAGGTCAGGTCACGGTAGATGAAATAAGAAAACCTATTGCAGGAAAAAAAGAAGGAGTGATATAAGCACTAACGAACGTTTCATAAGCGGTTAGTGGAATGTGATACTACCAGGATAACTCCGGGTTATTCTGATATGAGCGTCCTACAGTTCATTTAGATTATGCGAACCTCGATTTTCTCGGTGTAAGTCGAGGTTTGATTTTCTTTCTTTCCTGGTCTTCACGGCAATTTTCACAGATATGGTAATCGTAAAAGAAGCTACCCTTTTCCATCATAAAATGGTACTGTCCGCATATGGTGCACATGTTTTTGAGGGCATTTGTATTAAGTGATTGAGGGGCTTCCAATGTTTCTGTTTTCATTTATGCACCATAAAAAATACTTGGTAGTACCAGCGTTCAAAGGAATGATATGACTCCTATAAAAACAAAACAAGCTGAAATAAATACTGAAATATACGTTTCTTGTATTGCTGGACAAATTGAAATAATGCTTCCGATTAGGACGGTGAGTGAGTCGAATACTACCGAGCATTGGTTTAAGAAGGCGACAAGGCATACTAAGCAAAAGGGCATTGTCAGGTGCTTCCTGGAAAAGATCAAGGACAATGTTCATTTCCCTTGTGAGCTCGTTATAACGAGATATGCTCCTAGGAGGCTTGATAAGCATGATAATCTGCCTATGAGCCTTAAATGGATCGTAGATGCATGCTGTGAAAGCATTACAGGGGAAAAGGTTGCTGGTAGAGCGGATGACAGTGAGTATATAAAGATTAGCTATCAGCAGGTTGTGAATAAGCTTTATGGAGTGAAAATACTGGTTAAATGGAATGCGGTTGACACATAAAGCATTGTCTTATATAACCAAGTTATATGAAACTTAATTTTGAGAGAAGTAATGCCAGGACAAAATAAAGCTCAAATTATGAAACGTCGGCTCCCCGCTCCTCCATATAAATACGACCGTAAAGAGGTAGTAGAGAAGATGTTTAAGTGGGCGGAGAAAGAGACATCGACCATATTTGTTGATTTTTGCTTCCAAGAGAAAATACCTAGAAATGCTATCAATACAATGGTCTATGAATCCGAAGAGTTTGCGGATGCTTATGAGCTTGTAAAGATGAAACTGGCTGAAAGACGGGAGCGACACCTGAATCGAGAGCAGATGCACGTGCATGCCTACAATCGTTATCAAGCATGTTATGACCCATTCTTGCATGAACATGAAACCAAAGAAAAAGATCTCGAAGCTCAGCGGAAGAAAGAGCAGGAAGCAGCAGCAGCCACAAACTTAGTGGAACTTGCTAAGATGGCAGCTGAAGGGCAAATCTGTCAAAAAGATGAAGGATGTCAATAAACTCCAAAAAGTGGCGTCTCAATAATCTTTACAGGATAGTTGACCGTAACAGTAATTCGATTCCATTTAGGCTAAATCATGTCCAAGAGCATGTCTTGGACAATATGCATAATCGAAATCTGATTCTTAAAGCCCGACAGCTCGGTATGAGCACATTTGCGGTACTTTATCTATTAGATGAGACACTCTTTAACGAAAATCTGGCTTCCGGAATCGTCTCATATAGCCTTGAACATGCTCAGCATATCTTTAAGCGTATCATTGGTCACGCTCTAGATACCCTCCCACATGAGATCAAAGCCCTTGCAGGTATAGTACAGAGGTCAGCCCGTGAGATCAATTTTAATAACGGCAGCAGCCTTCGCGTGGATACTACGCTACGAGGTGGTTCATATCCTCTTGTCTTGGTATCGGAGTTTGGTAAAACATGCTCACGCAATCCTCAAAAGGCTGAGGAAGTAATCACAGGTACTTTACAAGCAGTGCCAAAAGATGGCAAAGTAATCATAGAGAGCACCGGGGAAGGCAATGAAGGCTTCTTTGCAGAAATGATCATGGAGGCTGCGCGACGAGGCAACGAAGGAATCACAAACCTCGACTACAAGCTTTTCTTCTATAATTGGTTGCAAGAGCCTTCATATACTATTGAAGAGCCAGTTAAATATGATGTGAGCCTGACAGACTATTTCAATAACCTTGAGAAAGAGCTCAGCATAAAGATCACTCAACCTCAACGCAATTGGTATGCAAAGCAGACAATCTCATTAAAAGATAAGATCAAGCAAGAGTTCCCAAGCACTATTGCAGAAGCGTTCTTAAGCACCTCAGATGCATTTTACTTCGCTGAAGGAGTCACCAATGCCTATGCTGAAAATCGTTGCCTCTATACTCCTTTATACGATGCTCTTCTTCCTGTCTATGTTGCTATGGATATTGGTGTTAATGACCTTACTGTTCTGGTGTTTTTCCAGTTAGCACATGGTGAGGTGCGAGTCATCGATTATTATGAGGATAAGAACAAGGGAGTGGATTTCTACGCAAAGTTTCTGCTCCAAGAAAAGAAATTTCTCTATCACACTATATTCCTACCTCACGACTCGACAAAACGAGATGCGCTCGATACCTCAAATACATATGAGAGAGACTTTCGGCGTCTTTTTTCCGGGACCAATACTGTCTTTCACGTCCTCAAGCGAATGGATAAACAATTATCTATATCCCATGCAAAAACGATTCTCGATCGCTGTGTCTTCAACGTAAATCGTGTTAAGCCATTCCTGGACAAAGTCTCGAAGTACCGAAAAAAGTGGAATGAAGCACTCGGTAGATATATGGAGGAGCCTTTGCATAACGATGCATCAAACTACGCGGATGCCTTTCAGTATACTTGTCAGGCAGTTGGTCATCTCGAAACAGTATCAAGCATGCGTGGCGCTTTGGATAAGCACAAGAAAGTCGTTTCTGAGCGCAACAAGTTTATCTGGTAATTGCCTTAGAGCGAAAATACTTATATAATAAAATGCATGTTAGACTTAAAATTTACGATAAAATCTTGTCACAAAATTTTCATATCCCGTAATCTCCAACCATGGATACCTATAATGACATCAGATCTCAGTTTCTCGAAAACTACAGGTTTGCTCACGATTATTGGGTACCCTTCGTCAAGGATGCTCAGATATATTCACTGGCAGCCTCAGGTTATACGTGGAGTGATCACGAGCGTAAGAATTTAATCAAAGAAGGGCGAGAGCCGTTAGAATTAAATATAATTCGGCGACCACTCCAATTTTTCTCAGGTTATCTTCGAGACAATATCAACGAAATAGTCTATAGCCCTGTTGAAGGCTCGGACCAACGCACAGCCGACCAGTTCACCAAGCTTAGCTATTATATCTGGGAAAAAGGATTAGGCTTCCCGACATTCCTCGATGCCGCTGATGAAGCCTTTAAGGCTGGAATAGCGCTTTGCGGAATCCAGATGGACTATTCCAAGGACTTTATCAATGGTGATATCAGTTTCTTTAAGCGCACGTATAATTCATTTTATCTGGACCCGACATTCACCGAAATTAACCTCCGCGACTGTTCCTTTGCAATCACACGAGATCTCATCGATAAACAGTACGCTAAGCAACTTTTGCCCTTCATCGACCCACAAACGATCGACCAACTGTCAATGGGTTATAGAGATGATAAGTTTCTCCAGTATCACCCCGAATTTACCACATTTTCCCGTAATCGTAATTTAATCGCCTACGACCAATATTATCGTCGCATCACTAAAAAGCGAAAGTTCCTCGTCGATATGCGTTCTAACTTCTACCGTGACATCACGGACATGGAGAATGATGAGCTACGCACGTTAAATCGTGGTCTTCGAAGGTTCAATGAGCTTCATGATAGAGCTGGTGAGCTAGAAATTGACCGTGAAGAGATTCCTGACCTAGAAATTCATGAAGTAGATCGAAGCTTTATTGAACTTAACATCATGCTTAACGGGCAACCTCTTTATCAAGGCGATGATAAAACAGGCGTGACCCATACATATCCCTTCGTTCCCATAATTTGCTATTTCGAACCATCAATCTGGATGCCTTCACAACGTATCCAGGGCATAGCTGCATGCAACTGGAGCGCACAAAGACAGTTCAACAAACGCCACATGAAGATTGTGGACATGATGGACAGCGATATATCGACTGGATTTAAGTATATGATAGGTTCTGTAGCTGATCCAGCGGACCTTCAGCAATCAGGCCAGAACAAAATCATCGGTATTGATCCAGAAAACGCCCCTGCTGGCATGGATTCGGTTCAACAGCTAGTTGGAGGGGGTGCAAACCCTGCTCTAATTCAATACCAACAGATCCTTGACCAGCTCACGTTAACCCTGTCAAACGTTACCGAAAGTGCTCTTGGCATAGATCAGGGTGGTAATACTCAGATCTCAGGAAGACTCGCTCAAGTGCGCATCGCACAAGGTCTTCGAGGCAACAGAAAGATCTTTGATAACGTCGAAACGGCTCAAGAAGTGCTTGGAGAGATCATTTTAAAATGCATTCAGCACAATTATTCTCCTGGAAAGGTAAAACGCATCATCGCTCAAGAGCCCACAGAGCAATTTTATGACAAAGAGTATGAGCAATATGATGCAGTGGTTAAGGAAGGCGTGCGATCTAAGACTCAGAAAGATGCCTACTACTACGAGCTTGTCAATCTCAAGAAAGACGGTATTGTTGACGTACCTCAAAGCGAGATTGTGCGTTCTCTATCAATGGCTGGATTGAGCGACCTCGAAGAAGCGATTGCAAAACAAGACCAAATGATGTCCGAAGCTGCTGCTCAAGCCCAAGAGATGCAGAAAGTCCAAATGGATGTCCTCCTTGCAACAAAAGAAGAGAAGCTTGGTCTTGCTCAAGAAAGACGCTCACGTGTCATCTCGAATCTATCATTGAAAGATGAGAGAGAATCTGAAGCTCAGCAAAATATTGCTCAAGCAGCACTTGACAGGGCAAAAGCAATCACTGAAATTGCAACAATGAATGAAGCTCGCATTCTGAAAGTGCTAGAATTTGTAAATCAGCTTGAAAGACAAGAATCTGCTGGAAGAGAAGCTCAAAAACTACAAGTAGGTGCACAAGCTGATGCCATAAATGCTGAAACCGAAGGTACCGATCAAGCTCTCGAACAGCAGACGTTGCAGCAAATGCGGCAATCGGAACAGCAAATTATGCAATCACAACCTATGGAGGTTTAAATGGCAAGAAGGGAAAGCAAAGAACGGAGAGAATCTGAGTTCACTACCACAGGTATTGAACGAAAAGATAATCTTCGAGAAGCTCGACGAGAAGAGCGTATGGAAAGACGTGAAGAGCGTCGTGATATGACTCCTCGTCATGATTTAAGAGAAGGAGAAAGGAAGGAAGCTATGAAAAAATCAAGCGGAAAAGGTTTTGGTGGCGAGCCCTTTATGAATAACGGCAAAGGCATGTGTTCATATAACGGCAACCCAATGCCTCCAGCATTAAGAACTAGCCGTCAGTGCGGTCCTGGGCTTAATGAAGATCAAAGAAAAGCAAACATGCTGTTGCAGAAAGCTCACGAGAAGTGGGATAGCCAGCGTGGTAAGAGCGGCATGTAATTATGGCAATAATGATGCAAGATGAGATCTGTGACCCTGTTTCAGGCCTGATTCTCCCACGCAAATTCGTGGATGAGAAAGTAGCCCTAAAAAAGGTCATTGATGATGTCATCGATCGTGCAGTATTTGAAAACCAGCACATTCGAGAGACATATTATCTTACCATCAATGCCAAGTTTGACAAGCACGACTCAAGTCAATTCAACGTGAGCCAACCCGTTATCACATTTCGCTTACCTCCTTTTGCAGCCAACCAGCTGGTTTTTTGGGTAAGTAATGAAAAAGGGATCTGTGAGCTACTGTGGATGGTCACACGTGGAAAAGATAGGAAGCTTAAAGTAGAGTTTAATAAAACAGGTGTCGCCTACCTGCAAGCAAAGGGTGGAATGCCTTCGTAAGTGGCTTACTTACGCTATAAATGACGGATGGATATGAACGAGGAAGCCGTAGAGCCTCAAGCAGAGCCAATTGAGCAGATCGTAGAAGAGGCAATGCCTCAAGAAGATGCTCAAGAGGGTAACGAGACTGAGCAACCACAAGGGAAAATGATCCCTCTCAGCGTAGCGCAAAAGCTTCGCGAGAAGAAAAGGGAACTTGAACTTGAGTTGCAGTTCGAACGACAAGAGCGCCAGAGGTTGCTTGCAGAGCGCAATGCACCTCAAAAGCCTGTCGAAGAGGACAATTCTCGTTATGAAACTGCTACGAAAGCTGATGTAAGAGAAGAAGTAAAAATGTCTCAGGAAGAGGCGTTCAGGGCATTCGAAGAAAAGCTCTGGATTAAGCAGAATCCTGAAAAATATGAACAGGTAAATGAAAATTTACCGAAATTTTTAAAACAACGTCCTAATTTGGCTTCTGCGATAAATCAGGCGTCAAACAGGTACGAGGAGGCATTCAATCTCATGGAAGCATTATCGCCACGTGAACGAAAAGAGATGCGAGCAGCACCAACCACTATTAAGAAAAAAGATGCACCAAATGCACCTGGTGGTGTCCCTAAAGCTGGCGCATTAAACGAGGCAGTTGATGTTATGCAGATGAATGATTCCGAGTTTCGTACTTGGATGAACTCGAAACGGAAGCAGCGTTAGGCGTTCAAAAGGAATAAACTATGTCAATAACCACCACAAGTGGCTATGGCTCAATGGCGGACCGCTGGGCTCATCGTGCTCTGCTCCAACGTTCGAAGCCTCGTCATGTCCACAACCTATTTGGTCGTGCATTCACATTGCCTCAGAAGAATACAGACACAATGGCCTTCAGACGTCAGGAGAACCTGAATTCTGATCCAGTTGTGCTTTCTCAAGAAGCAGATCCAGCACCAGAACAAGTGCAAAAGTTCGACATCAACGTCACCATTCAGGAATTCGGTAAAGTAGTTTTACTTGGCCGTAAAGTTCTGCTCGTTGTCGAAGATGATACCGCAGCAGAAACTGCCGATAACCTTTCTCAGTGCATGCATACGATGCTTGACAAGGTCACCAGAGATGTATGGAACGCATCGGTTCCTCAAATTTCTTGTTTAAATGGCATAAATGGTAACTCCATAACGGAATTAACTCAAATAGATATAAATAGAGCTATTCAATATCTAGATGATAATGATACCGAAAAAATGACTCCAAATATCGAAGGAACTTTCCGCTTTGGAACAGGTCCTGTCGAAGCTGGATTCTGGGTAACCGCACACGTTAACTTGAAGCCTGATCTTCGTGCTATCGATTCGTTTATTCCGACTTCACAATACGGCTCACAAGAACCTGTACTTCAGGCCGAGTTTGGCTCTACGAATGAAGCTCGCTGGGTAACTAGCACGCTCGTTCAAGTATCAACTGGCAACCCTCAAGTGTACAATAACACTTTTGTAGGTGCTAATGCTTATGGATATGTTGGCCTTGACCAAGTATCTACTGAAATGATCCTGAAGCCCCTTGGTTTCAACGATTATTTGAACCGCTTTCAATCGATGGGCTTCACTGCTTGGTTTAACGCAGCGATCCTCGATGATAGCCACATTGTGACTCTTTTATCAACCAAAGGGAACCAAGGCTAAAATATGTCAGATCTTCACCTAGGCGAAACAATGACTGAGGCGTTTCAATTCGTCTCAGCAGGTAGCGCCCATACATTCACGTTCGATTTTCCACCAGATAAGGTAGTATTCAACAACCTTACTGCTTGGACTGGAACTGCAGGTAAATTGCCTGTATCCGTATGGTTTCGAGGACAAACTGTGACTGCTCATGCTTCACAGATGCAAGTAACCGATACTGCGGCAGCGCAATCGTTTAACTTCCTGGATACCTCCACTAACGGCTTTACCGTTGCTAATACAGCTGGCGGTCCATTAAGTGATCTCGCAACTATCACTGGCATTACTGCCGCTGATCCTTGCGTCATCACACACTCAACCTATACTTTCCAAAATAATCAGATTGTACGGTTGACTGATCTAGGACAATGCGGTGCTGTGAATCACGGCATGCAACAATTAAACAATAATCGTTACTCGATTACTGTTCTGAGCCCAACTACATTTTCGCTGCAAGATCCTATCACTGGCGAGCCAATTGATAGCACGCTCTTCTCGGCTTATGTAAGTGGTGGACGCATCTGTCTTGAGTCCAATGTGATTACATTGAACAATCCACAGGTTGCTCCATACTCAGCTACAAGCCCTTATAATCCAAATCCATATCAATACGATCCGATTACCTATAAATTGACAGCAGGAACCTCTGTCATGGGTACGAACGGAGACGTATATTTGGTTGAAGTATATAAGTGGGGTCAAATTACCAATCTTGGTCAATTGACTTAACAAGAGTGATTATTGTTAAACTTTCCGTTCCGCTAGACTCCAAAAAAAGGAGTCTAGCGAATGGAGTGTATGAAGTTTCAGTGCTCTTCTTGCGGCGCATGCTGTAGGCGTGCAGGCCAATTAGGTTTAATGCCGCAGAGAGAGGATGGCGCATGTTTGTATCTCGATGAGAACAACCGTTGCAAAATCTATGAAACTCGCCCTGATATATGCCGAGTTGATGTCATGGCTGAGAGGAACAGAAAATCCTTAAACTTGACAAAAAAAGCTTATTTCAAATTGGCGAATCAGGTATGTAATAGTTGGATCAAAGAAGATGGTATGGATGAATCCTACCTAATAAACGTAGAGGCATATGGGCCAGATACCGTTTAGGTCAAATATTCTTGGGATCACCAATGCACTGCCTTGTGTAGTGACCATTGATGTCAATCCAGGATATGTTACAGGCAACTTTGTGCGCCTGACCGACCTCAATGGAGCCATGCCAATCCCTCGAGGAGAAGATCCTCTCAATAATTATCGTTGGAAAATTGTCCTGACATCTCCGACTACTTTTTCTCTGAGAGATCCGATAACAAATCAGGACGTAGATTCCACAAATTTCCCTCCATACGTAACTGGAGGGTCATGCAACCTTGTGAATTTTGATTTTGAATACATAGATAATGGAGATAACATTGGCTAAACATCCACACGTAGCAAATCGCACTGAAGGCGATGTAATGGAAGGTTCTCTGCAAAATGCAGAAGCTGAAAAAGTGGCTATCGAAGATATGCCCTTAAACAGTATCAGAGACTATCGTCTCTATAATGAAGAGGCGCGCAAGCTTAATAAGAAGCTTCGCGTATGCCGTTATCCTATCAAACAATGTCCTGTCGAACTGCACCCAAAACAGCGTGTGAAGTTCGGTAACAATGACAAGAGCATGAACCCGATTCCTGTTTTCTTGAGCAATCATCTCATCCATTTCGATGAAAAACTGACTCCAGGACAGGTCTATGACCTTCCATACTGTGTTGTCGAGTACTTATCGGAAAAAGGCTATCCAATTTGGAATTGGGTGACGCTTAAAGATGGATCGCGTGAAACACAGATGACAGGGAAGACCCCACGGTTCTCCCTAACTACTGTTTACCAGGAAACATGATATGAGCAGTCCAGAGCCTCTCGGTGAAAGATTCGTGTCAGATGCACTGGCAATCATGGCTACTGCATTGGGAAGAAATAATGCCAATGATCCCAATGCAAGCCCTAGCACTTTTCTTACATATCTGAATGATTTTTACTCACTTTCGATGCCGAATGACACAAAATTGTTCGAGAGCTTTGGAACGATGACATTTGTCATTGATCAAACACATGCCGATGGTGTGTATACTATGAATGAAGTGGGTGCTCAATTTCAGTTTGAGAACTTATCTGCAACGGCTTTTATATCGCTCTATAATCCAGTAAATAGTAGCGTCTCATGGAACTGGCTGCCGATATATCAAGACCCTGCTGAATTCTTCATGATATGGGGCGTCAATAACATTGATATTCTTATCCCAGGATATCCTACAGGCGTTCTTTATTATGGCAATGAATTCACTTTCCGCACCATTCCCGACCAGCAATATCAGGTAACTTTTTACGGATACACGAAAAACGCTGATTTTCCAGAAGATGTCTTGACTCCTGGCGGTGATGTTCAGCTTCCCTATGACTACTGGCTTCGCTATATAGCTTACGGAGCGGCAGTAAACTATGCTAGAGACTATAGATTCAGTCCTGAATCGCGATCGTTGATTGAGGCGACGTTTAAGAGCGAAAGAAAGCTACAGCTGACCCATGCGCACAATCAGGCAAAAATGTCCCGGAGTATGCCTCGATTTTAATTTGGTCGTGTGTTAGAGTACGGTTATGAAAAATAACCAAGTGAAAAAGAGCTGTGAGTATTGCCAGAAGGAATTCATGGCAAGAAATTGGAAAAACAGTCCGGGTAAATTTTGTAGCCCAGATTGTCAAAGAAAAGGAAGGAATTTTAAGAAGACAACATATGTATATGGAAAATGCAAAAACTGTGACAAAGAATTTAGTCAACCAAAATGGTGGAAAGGCGATGTCAAGTTTTGCTCTATACAGTGCATGTCTAAAATTCGTGGCCAAAATATGCGAGGTCAGAATCACCCAAGATGGAAAGGTGGAAGCAAGCGGACAGGATTGCCAGCAATATGCAAACAAATTAAGAAAGAAATTCGAAAATGTCAAAAATGTTCCAATGAGCGTAATTTGCATGTGCATCACAAAATTGCTGTTAGTGAAAGACCAGACTTGGCGAAAGATCCAGCGAATATCGAAGTTCTATGTGCAGAATGCCATGCAAAAGAGCATCCAGAATTTAAAGGGATGCTTCTCAGGAAGAAAAGTGGGATTTACAAATTATGTGATGTTTGCGAAAAAGAATTTTATATACCGAAATATAGAGAAAAACTTGCAAAATATTGTAGCAGCATATGTTCTTTACAAAAAACTAGCATTAAACTTTATAGAAAAAACAAGGAGCTTTCAGTATGCCCTTAGTATCAGGTAAGGCAGCAAAGACCAAAGCAGGTTTTTCAGAGAATATTCGCCGAGAAATGGAAGCGGGCAAAAAACAATCCCAAGCAGTTGCCATCGCATATTCTCAGGCAGGTGAGAAGAAAAAAAAGAAAAAGAAGAAGGCAAGTTATGGATAAGAAAATTATCGCTGCTGGGAAGCAGATTCATAAGATCATGGAAGGTCTCTTGAAGGCCGATAAAATCCGTGATCGAGCATGCGAAAAAGGCATGGCGAAAAAGAAATCAAAGAAAAAAGGTGAAAAATATGTTTAATGCTGTTTGGAACGCACTCAAAGATGGTTATGGTCTTCCTTATATGGCTAGTCTTTTAACCGATCTCGGTACTTTGGTTGCACATTTTGAGGCAGACTATTTCAAGGACAAAGATGCAAAGAACGCCGCTATTGACGCGATATGCGAAGTGCTGCAACAACATAAGGATGCATAATATGGCAAAAAAAATGAAAGCTCGCGGCAAAGCCGTTCGAGGAGAAGATTATGCCGCTGACTTAGACGAATATGAAAAGAAAAAGAAGAAAAAGCTCGCTGACTCATCTAAAACAGCTGGAATGGCCGAAGCATTAAGAAAATCAGAGAAACAAACTGGTTACTCAAAAAAGCCTCGAGTAAAACCTCAGAAAAAAATGAATAAACTCAAGCTAAATCTGGGTGAGGTCTATTAATGGACAGCAAGGAAAAGAAAGTTCTCCTTTCACACATGCGCAAAGATGATCGTGAGTTCCGAGATCAACTAAAAGATGACGCAAAATTAAAATCAGAACTTTTAAGCAAGAAAAAGAAGAAAAAAGTCAAAAAGTGATTTATGGAAAAAGAGTATTGGATAGCAGATGCTATCAAGCCGACTCATAAAGGCAAGCTCCGAAAAAAGCTTGGGGTCAAGAAAGGCGAGAAGATTCCTGAGAAAAAGCTCAAGAAAGCAGAGCACTCCAAGAATCCTAAGCTTAGAAAACAGGCTGTTTTGGCCGAGACATTGCGAAAAATGAGAAAGTAGGTATTTTATGACATGGAATCCAGTATGGCCTAATGGAGCTGTTTCAGTTAAGGCAAATACACCTACAGGTCAACAGAATTCTGCCTACATTGGTTATTATATTGGAAATCAACCGGTAGGAACAAACACAACAGATCCGGCTACAACTTTAGTAGGCGATCATTTTTGGAATTTAGGGCCTGCTCTAAGTGGTCACCATAGATTTATCCAGTCAAGAGGATTTACTGTTGGTGGAAACCCAACAGATGCAGCTTTGCAAAGCAATATGGAGACGGTTCTATATGCAAAGATAATTTATAACGAACCTCAATGGTTTCATAGAAATATAAATACAAATGATACTATATATCAATTAACCCCTTCTTATTGGACGGGTACTACCACTACAGTTACATCAAGCTTTTCCGCCATAAATATGCCAGATTTGCCCGGCCAATGCGTCGGCGAAATTATAATGTACCGTCCATTACCATTTGCCGGAACGTCCGCTGATTCTTTTGCCGTACAAACTGGATATTTTATGTTCGATGGTACAACGGTAAATGCTTGGGCAATTCCTTTTTCAAGAAATGGATCAAACATAACGCCTCGCTTCGCTTTATCATTTGGAAATGGAACCGCTGCAACAGGCAAGAAAATCCAAGTTGCTCTAGCTGACGGTGGTACGGGAAGCACGTGGAAACATCTCATAACATTTAGGACATTCCCATAATGGATATTTTCGAAATCACTGGCTATGAAACAGGTCTCTCTCTTGCAGGAGTGAACTATTTACAGCCAGCTGATTCTTTCCAAAATATCGAGAATGGCTTTATCTATCGTCAAGTGCTCCAATCTCGTAAAGGCGTTGGTTTCTTTGCTCCTCGTTTGCCAGGAGGTGCATTTCCGCCTTCTAGAGTAATGGGTATATTCGAATTTACTAAGCCCAATGGAGATAAAGAACTCTTAGTTGCTGATACAAATTATTTATACAAATACGACACAACTTCCGGTTTATTTGTTAAAATAAACTTTGCAGGTTCATTGGCTGCATATCCAGGCTTCAGGATTACAGGAAAAGATCAATATATCTCGGGCGTTTCATATCCGACAGCAACTGATACGCCTCGATTTGTTTTCACTAGTTCTGGAATAAATATCTCTGGAGCTACATCAGGAATATTTTTCTACGATGGCTCTAATGTTTATTGCTACACAAATGTTGCAGATAATCCAAACTATGCTCCACCTCAACAAGGCGCACTCATCTCAGCAACATATGTATTATGGTTTAATGGTAGAATAAATTTCATATGCCCGACCATTGCTGGATTAACTACTATTACCTATAACCACAGTGTATTGTATTCAGGTATAAAAAACTCTTTAGGAAACGGTGACAAATTCAATGTTTCAGGCTCTGGTCTTTTCTCAGCAGGAACATTTTACTATATCACAGGTGCGACTATTCTTGGTGAAATCATGGTCCTCAACTTCAACAGAATGGCCTTCACTCTAGAAAAGACCCGTGATGTATTCAATCCATATTATGGCAGACAAGTCCCAGGAGTTCTAGGTACCGATGCTAAATTCTCAGCTGTCTCTTATGGCGAAACCGTGAAATCAGTTGGAAGAACGGGAATATTAGCAGCTGATGGTAGAAGCAATTTGAGAATAGACAATAAGATTCCGAATTTTACTGCTGATAATATTGGACAAATTCCATTTAATCTTATTTATGGTGGTTTCGATCGAGTTAATAATCAATTCCTTTGGACTTATCCATCTGAAGAGGAATCATTGACCCAAGATTCAGTTTTAGTTTCAAACTATGAAGAGGATACTTGGTCTGTATACGATCAAAGATTCAGTGTATTAGGGCAAACTGATATAGGGTTAAATTTGACGTGGGATGATATTGATGGCGTGGCGTCAGGTAACCCGTCATGGGCCCGTATGGATACAACAGAAGAGATCTGGGATTTAATTGGTCTTGGTGAATCAGTACAAAAAACACTCGCAGGTGACGATCTAGGATTCGTTTATGACATTAATCAAACCTATAATGATTATGTAACATCCATAAGCGGTGCCGACTCAAATGCTACTGTAACACTCACTGTTGCAGCAAATGCAATGCAACCAGGCGATATGGTAACAGTATCGAATGTTGTTGGTATGGTCGATGCAAATGGTGATAGCATCAATAACTTTGACACCACGACAAATACCCTTATAAGCTTGCCATATCTTGTCTTATCTTCAACGCCAACAACGATCACGCTCAATGTCGATTCCACTATTTACTCGGCTTATATTTCAGGCGGTACTGTCTCAAAAGTTATTGAGTTTTCGGCAGAGACGATCCCATTTAATCCTTATCGCGAGCAAGGGAGAAAATGCTATGTCTCTCACGTTGATTTTCTGATAGAAAATAATGGCGGCTCTCTTATGGTCGATGTGTATGCTGATCAATCGGAAACGCCCTTCTTGCAAAATGTCTTGATTCAGCCGTCCATTATTCCTACAAACAGCTCCTATATCTCAATGACGGTGAATCAGGAGTCAACATTTCTAACATTTGTTTTGAAACAAACCTCTTCTGCTGTACAGTTACGTCTAACGGCAATGCGGCTCTATTGTAGCCCAGGAGCAATGATCAATGGCTGAGATTCCAAATACATTTAACTTTGGCGAAACCAAAGACTTAACGATGGAAGAGCTGATTGTCAAATTACAGCGTATGTATACTGACTTAGCCGAAGCTTGCAATTCAAAGCCGAATCTATATCAGAGAGAAACAGATGGACAGCCAACAGATACATTTTTGGCGAATGGATCGATAAATATAAACTTGAGCACAAATAAAGTTCAAATGCTGACCAATCACCCGACGCAGTCGACGGTTCAATGGACAACTTTGAGCTGAGGAGAAAATATGGTTGAGCCTATTTCACTAACGACAGCAGCCTTAATTTCAGGCGGATTACAAGCTCTTGGCTCGACTGCTGGCGGATATATGCAAGGTCGTTCTGCAGAAAAAGTAGCAAAACGTCAGCATCAAATGCAGCGAGAAGCTCTTAAAGAAACTAAGCTTCAGCGTACTCGTAGACATCTTGTAGATGAAGTTCTACGCTCACTTAGCGGTGAAGGTAAATATTCCGAACTTTTTAAGCCAAACTATGACAATGCAGACCTGTTCGATCCTAGCTCAGAAGCATTCCAGAAGTCATTTGTGCAACCTGCATTATCGAAATTTAAGAATCAAATAGCGCCCGCCATACAACAACAATATGTCGGAACAGGTCAAGAAGGCAGCTCCAGTCTTAATGATACACTTCTTAGAGCTGGTGTCGACCTAGATTCTATGTTGAATCAATATATGTATAGTTTTCAGGAAAACGCAAAGAATCGTCGCCAGAATGCTTATGAAGGCGCTTTAAACAGGCAAGGAAGCGCGATCAGCAATATCTTTGGCTTGCCAGCCGGAGCGCCACACACGCCATCATATCAAGGCGCAACAGGAGGAGATATCTTCTCATCAGCAGTAGGTGGAACAATTTCTAGTCCTGAGTTTGCTAAAAACATCTCGAATGTCCTTGATGCCTATACAAAGCAACAAGGCAACACTTCAACCGCTCCTCCTACGATGCCAAACTATTATCCTCCGCGAACAGGCTTTAAACCTGAACCTGTGAAACCGTTTAATATCAATAGCAGGACGGGAGGTTAAGATGGGTGTACCGGTAGCATTTCAAACAGCTCAGCAGATTCAGGGAAACTTAGGTCAAGCCTTTGCTCAAAAAAGAGAGCAAAACACCATTGAGGATATTTTATCTGAATCATTGTCATCAGATGATCCTAAGGTGCTTCAGAACAATATAGGCAAGATTCTTTCCCAGGTATCTCCTGAAAGGCAAGGAATGGCTGTGCAATACCTGCAACACCTACATGCAGGCATCAAAGAAAAGCAACAAGAAGCGAGAACATTGGCGGCTGAACAGGCTGCTGGGGTCACTCCTGGCTTGGCGCCTGCCCTGCAGGTCCAGCAAATGAAGAATAAGGCTCGACAAGAAGGCCTTGCACAATATGGTGTAGGTGTTCCACAGCCTAATACAGGCGTGGGTACAGCAAAACCAGGACAGCCCGGCATGCCACCTAAAAATGCACCAGTATCATTAAGTGAAATCTCAGATGAAGAGCTTGTGAATCGCACTGGAGCACCATATAAAGAAGTCTCAGAGCCAGCGAAAGCAGAATTGAACAGAAGACAAAAAGCCACAGAAGTCTCTCAGAAAAAAGAAGAAGGAAAGATAAAGCGGCACACAGATCTTTCTCAGAAGGTTTTGGAAAGTTCTAATGAAATCGCTGAAACGCTTCCACAACTCGAATCTGCTCTAGGGCTTATGGAAAACGCGATTGCTAACAAAGATCTTTCGTTTTGGTCTAAAGACAACCTTGCTGAATTAACTGGAATAGAAGGCCTTAGATCGCCTGAGGGGGCAATTTTCAAGACAGCTGCTAAAGAGTTTTTCTTAGGTAGTATCGCACGTGCTGGCGCTCGTCCCAATCAATGGATTGAGCAGCAAATCTCAGATATGATGACTAAAATTGGTCGATCGCCAGAAGCTAATTTATCGGTTTCTAGAGCACTCAGGAACGAATTAGACCTAAAGAAAGAAAGAGTCAGACTGACAGAAGAAATTTCAAACGACCTAGAAAATTCATTGGGATATATACCAAGAGATCTTGGAAATCGTGTGAATAAAGAGCTTGCGTTTTATGCCGACAAGAAGCAAACCGAACTTTTCAATGACTTGAGAGCGATCAAGTCAATTGCTGAAAAAAAGCCTCAAAAATTCATGAAAGTACAAGAGGGAACGCCAATCTCAAAATTGGTCGCTCAGTCTTTGCTTAGACAGCATGATAATGATCCTAAAAAGGCTCGTGAAGAAGCAGTAAAATTGGGGTATACATTTTGAGCACTACTCTAGATATCTTCGATAAATTAGCTTCAGATAATGATTATTCAGATTTTTCCGAGGTTGTTGTACCCAAAAGCAATGGGAAAAAATCGGTTCAGATAACATCTGAGACCGAATTTAGCCCTGCATTTGAAAAAGCAGCGGAACAGACTGGTGATATTTTTGACCAAATATCGACGCGTCAAAAAGAAAAATCCCAGAATAATTTCGGCTTCTTGGAAACAGCAAAAGATGTCGCAGAACAGATTGGATCTAAAGGCATTTCAGGGGCATTAGGTTCTTATGGAAATATTATAAGTGCCATAGGATTACAGACTAAAAAAGAGCTCCCTGGCAATGTTAAGAGGTATGAAGAAGAGCAAAAGACTTTAGAAAAATTGCAAAAAGGCGAAGTGCCGTCGATTGGTGAATTAACCCAACTTTCAGAACAGGGAGAATTGCCTGCATTCCATAACATACCGACTTCAGAAGATATCCAGAAAGGTATTGAATCTACTACAGGTATTGGTCAAGGCAGAACCCCTGCTGGAAGAATAGCGGGTCGTGGTGCCGAATACTTGGGTGAAGGTGTGGCTACGGGTGGCGGCGCAAAATCTCTATTGTCGATGGCAGGCGCTGGAATTGCCGGACAAGGCGTTAGAGAAGCAGGTGGTCCCGAAGCATTAGCATCTGGCACAGAAATAGTGGGCACAATTGTGCCTTCACTGATTAGCGGTAAACTTAACCCAAGAAGTAA